CCTCGCGGGGCGCCTAACGGTCTACCTTAGGAAGTTCGGAGTTTGGAGGGTCGAAAGTGAAGATTAAGAAGGTTGCGAAACGCAAGCGGGGTTCGCCGGCCGGAGGGGTTCGGCCCGTGATGGCGCGGCGGTCCTTTGCGGCCAAAGTCAAAGGGTTTGAGGAGTTCAGAAAGCTCCCCGTTCAAAAGTGTTGGGCTATGCTTTTCTCCCAGCAAGCGAAAGAGCGGCGGACCGACGCACAGCTAATTGAGATTATGGAGTCCCTCTTTCCCGGCCGCGACAACCGTGCTTTCCGCCGCGTTGTGATGATCCGCTCCCTCTACAACGCTGGAACGTTGGGAAAGGGGAAAGGGCACATAAAGGCGCCGAAGCAGCCCGTGCCAGCGTACGACGCGAAGGGAAAGCCCTACCTGCCCCAGCGCGGCCGGCCGACCGCAAAGGGGGCTCGCAGGACCCGACCGGCCGGAGACGCGCCAGCGAAGCGGCAGGGGGCCTTAAAAGTGAAACCCAAGTCGGGCGGGCTCAGAATCAAACGAGCTGCGTCAGCCGCCCGGAGCGTGCCGAAGCTCCGAGACGAGTAGGCTGCGGCTGTCCGTGCGGCTTTTGGGACTTCGCGGAATACTGCCTTGCTCATTTGTTGGAGGTTAATCCGCTGCGCCGAGCGGTTCGCGCCAGGGATCCCACGGCCGGGGTTCAGACAATTGTAGGAAAGGGCTGCCGGATCGGCGACCTAAGCGGCTTCCGTCCGACGCCCCTAGAGGCTTGGAGGGAAGCCGCCCGCGCGTTAGCTTCGGATTCCTCTTGCTTTCCCCTCAAACCCGAATAAACTGCGGTTTCCAGCCGGGGCAGTCTCGGTCGGATCGGTGGGGACCGAAAACAAATGTATACCTCCGGGAAGTTAACTTCGCGAGACCTCGCGCACGTGATGTACGTCGAAGGTAAATCCTTTCCCGAACCCCTCCAATGGTCCCGATCCCAGTTCCTCCAAATCATGCGACACTCCAACGGCGCGGGGCTGCTCATCGCGATGAGCGGGACTTCCAGCCCATTCGCAGCCGGCTACTCTCTTTTCGATTACGGACATTTGTTGCGGGTCGCGGTCGTTCCCGAGCAGCGGCGTAAACGAATCGGAACCTCTTTACTCGCGTCTACCGTCGCCGTCGCGCAAGCAACGGATAACCCCGGAATCTTTTGGGCGCCCGTGGACGAGGATAACCTACGCGCACAGCTTTTCTTTCGGGCGGTCGGTTGGCGCTGCGGCGCGATCCAACACGAAAGGAAAAGGAATCTTTACCTCTTTGCTTACGACTTGATTTGACGACCGGCAGGGGAGCGTTTACGGATGGAAGCGCTAGCGCACCAAATACCCGTACAGCAATGGCTGACCGAAGCGCCCCATCGGGCGCTCTTTCTGGGAATGAGGACCGGCAAAACCTACATTATAATTTCACATCTTACGGCTGTAGCTCCGTTGGGTCCTCATCTTATCGTCGCTCCCCTGTCCGTGCTCTCTACGTGGGAGGATGAGCTTGCGCGCTTCGGGATTCGGGACGGCGTTTTCACGTTCCGGGGAAACGGCCTGGACGTTCTAGGATCGCATGCGTTTACACTCGTAAACTACGAGCAAATGCGCGGCCGACTTTCGAAAGAGCTTGCGGCGGTTCCGTGGTCGTCGGTAACCCTGGACGAAAGTACATACATAAAGAACCCTCGCGCGATCGTCACGCGAGCGCTGCTAGGTCCATTCGACCACGTTCAGCGCAGGTTTATTCTGACGGGGCTTCCCGATCCCGAGAGCCGAATGGACCTCTTTACGCAAATGCGATTTTGCTACGGGTCCTTCATGGGCGAAAAGAATTACTACCATTGGAGGTACAGACACTTCACCCAAGACGATTACACTTGGACGATGCTAAAGCGATCCCGCGCCATGATGGAAGCGGAGCTCAAAGAGCGCGCCTACGTGCTCGTCCGCGAGGACATACCGGCTTTTAAGAAAGCTACGAAGCGCCGCGTCCGGGTTTACTGCGAGCTCCCGGCTAAACGGAGGAAACAGTACGACGGACTCCTAAAAGATTTTCAACGCGCGACCTACTACGGAACTCATCTGATCGGCGTAATGCGCTGGTTGCATCAATTCGCGAGCGGATGCCTACCGGGGTTCAGCTGTAAACATAAGCTTAACGCGCTGGCGGAGTACCTAGCCAAGTGCGAAATTCCAAAGGCGGTCGTGTGGTGTTGCTATCGCGAGGAAATAGCGGCTCTGGAAGACCGCCTACAGCATTTGGGAAAGACGGCGGTGATTCACGGCGGGACGTCCAGAGGATTGCGACGGCTGCGTCAGCGCTCCTTTAACCGGGGGTCTACGCGGTTCCTCGTCTGCCAGGTGAAATGCGCCCGCTTCGGCCTGGACTTCTCGCGAGGGACCGACACGTTCGTTTACTACTCACGCGACTTTTCCTTAGAGAGCAATTTACAATCGGAAGAACGCGGGATACATCCGAAGCGGCCACGACAAATAACAATTGTCAACATGGTCACGCGAAACACGATAGACGAACACGTCCTTTCGCTCCTAGGAACAAAGCGCTTGTCCACGGTCACGCTCCGCGCAGCTCTCCGGAGGGTTGGTAAATGATTTACGGAATCGATCCGGGGCTACAGGGAACCGGGCTAGCTATCTTTTACGAAGGTAAGCTGCGAGAGTCTTCCGTGCACTATCCGAAAGGGGACAGTTGGGAGCAGCGCGCGGCCGGACTCTACTACCATCTGTGCGGCGTCTTCCGAACAGCTCGGCATTCTTTTCCCAGCAAAGAACACGTGGTGGTTATCGAATCGCCTCAATTCTTTGGCTCGCGGCACGGCGATATGGTCGCGCGCTCCGGCGACCTCGTTAAGCTGTCGTACGCGGCTGCCATGAGCTTTGCCGCTGCGCTGTCGGAGGGGTGGACTCCCGTTACGGTCGAACCCAATACGTGGAAAGGATCGATGAGCAAAACCCAAGTTATCACGAGGGTTAGAAAACTTTTGAAAGAGGAAGCCAAAGGACTCCGAACGCACGCTTGGGACGCGGCCGGTCTAGTGCTTTGGTACAGGGGAAAATTCAATGGGAGAAAATAAGCGAAAGCGCTGGGAAAGGTATTTCCAATGTTGGCAAGACTGCGAGCGCTGCGGCCTTCACGAAACCCGAACGCAGGTTGTTTTCGGTCGCGGCCAGACCCGAAAGAATGAACGAGTCCTCGTGCTATTCTTAGGGGAAGCTCCCGGCTTTACAGAGGATGCGGACGGCGCCGCGTTCGTCGGGGAAGCCGGCCGGTTGCTCAATTCCATGATTAAGGATACGGAATTAGATTTTACTTATTGGGTCGATAACGCCGTAGCGTGTCGGCCGACGAACCAACACGGGCGCAATCGCCCTCCGTCGGATGTAGAGGTTCAAGCGTGCAGACCTCGCGTGGAGGAATTGCTAACCTTGCTTAACCCTGTCGGGGTCGCGCTGGTTGGATCGGTTGCTAGAGGTTGGTATCGAAACCGGCTGACCAACCGGCCGCACGTCGAATTAGTTCATCCGGGGTACATCCTCCGGTTGGAAGGGGAACCGCGTCTTGCGTCCATTCAGGATTGGGTGAAGTGCTTGAAAGGGTTTGTCAATGGGATTAAAGATCAAGGTTAAGGCGCCCGCGAAACCGCGCGGTTTAATCATGAGCTTGGAACCGGAAAGCGCTCGCCGCGCGGCGGGCGTCCGCCAGCTCGGTCCGATCAAGCAATCCGGGGTCTGGGACCTCTATCGGGACGGAGTTACAAATTCTCTAATTCGAAGCTTCCTAAGTTGTAGGAAGCAAACCGAGCTCGCCTACGTGGACGGCTGGACTAACATTTACCCGAAGTATGCGCTGGAGTTTGGGACCGTCGTTCACGAGGCTCTACGCGCGGCCTACAGCAACGGCGCCAAACCCATCGGTGAAAAGGGTTCGCTAAAGCTTGCTCAATCGTACTTTGCTGGGAGAAAATTAAACTCCCATCCGCTGACCGGCGAACAAATCAGCGCTGGGAAAGAAATGGAAAATTGGCGCGAGGAAATTACCGGCTTAGCCGGCGCCATGATGCCGAGCTATTTTCGGAAATGGAAAGAGGACTTTTCCCCAGCAATCAAATGGTTGCATGCCGAGTCGCGGTTTTGCGTCCCGTTTGAGGTCGTTCCCGGGGTTTGGATCGCGCTGCAGGGAATGATAGACGGCGTTTTCAAACGTAAGGGCCGTATCTATTTACTAGATACGAAAACATACTCTAGGGCGGTCGATGACGACGACAGCGCTGCCATGCTGGCTTTCGACTTTCAGCTAAAGCTTTACTCCCTCGTCTGGATGATCCTCACAGGGGTGCAGCCGGACGGCATCGTTCGAAATGCAATCCGCAAGTCCGCTTTGAGCCGATCCGGAGGAACCAAAGCTTTCGTCGAAGCAACCCGCGCCGACGTCGCTAAACGGCCGCAGCATTACTTTCAGCGCTTCACTCACCGCTTTGGCCCCGGCGACTTGAGGCGCTGGGCGGAGGGAGTTCTACGGCCGGTTATCTTCGAAATTATGCGCTGGGTTCACGGTCACAGTTTAACATTTGTCAACGCCGACCATTTAATGTGGGGGTTCGCGCGCTGCCAGATGTTCAACGCAATCGTACACGGCGACTTTTCCGACTATTACCAACGCAAAGTTCCCTTTGCAGAATTGGAAGGTGAAGAATGAAGATTCGAAAATCCGGAGGGCGCGCCAAGCCGGCCGATCCTTTTACATTGGCTACTGAGTGGACGCAGCCGGCGACCTCGTTCAACCAGTATCTAAATATGATTTACGGAGAGAAGGGAGTCGGCAAGACCTCCCTCGCGGCGGAGCTCATGGGAGAGAATGGGGTTTTCTTTGCTGAGGAGAAAGGCTATCGAGCGCTCCGCGTTCGGGCTAACGATATTGAATCGTGGAAGCAAATTAAGGTTCTGACTCGGCAGCTGCCGGGGCCTTACGATTGCGTTTGCATCGACATTGTGGACCCGATTTACGAACTGTGCATGGCTGCCGTTTGCAAGCCGCTTGGCATTGAGCACCCAGGCGAATTGCAAGATTACGGTAAGACGTGGGGAGCGGTCCGCCGCGCGTTCAGGGGTTGGATTCGGGACATTAGCGGTCGGGGAATCGGGGTTCTATTTCTGTCCCATGCGGAATGGCACGAGATTACAGACCGTCAAGGGTCAACATACCATAAGCTAGGTCCGACCATGACAGGACAGGGGTGGAAGGTTCTCTTTCCGTTGCTCAATAACCTTTTCTACTACGGCTATGACGGGTCCGACCGAATCCTCGTCCTACGCGGGTCCGAGCGTATGGACGCGAAGTGCCAAGCAGTTAACAATTTCAGGACCCCGAAAGGCGAGCCCATCCAAGTCATTGAAATGGGAGAGTCGGCGAAGGAAGCAAAACGCAACCTTGTCGCGGCTTTCAACAATAAACTTACCGAAACGGGAGTCCTTCCGACCGTTCGGAAAGTTGTCAAAGTTCGGAAGGGGAGATAGTTGCAATGGCGAAGTCTTCAACAGCCAAAACCCGTTGGGCCATGGCGCGCGAAGCGGAGAAAGCTTTCGCGGGTCTGGACGACGGGGATTACATCGGCCGCGCGGTCGATGTAAAGGAGGTTAAGGTTAAGAATGAGGACCGAATCCGGTTCCGTCTCATGGTCACCGAAGGCGAGGACGCAGGCCGCGTCCAAACGGAGCTAAAGAACTGGGACGATCCCAAGCAAGCTCCATTTGTCAATCGTCGCCTGAAGCACTTCGCGGGCGGAGACGAGGACGTACTAGAGCTCATCGAAGGCATCGACAGCGATAGCGACCAAAAGAAATGTTTCTCGGAGATTAACAAGCTGTACACACGGCTTGCGTTTTCTGTTTCGACGAACGACGCGGGCTTTAGCAATATCGTCCGCTGCGTGGTTTCCGAAGATCAGGACGGGAACGAGGATGACGTCGGCGTTCCTCAGGTGAAGGCTTTCGCGGCCAACGGAAAGGCGCCGAAGGTTGAAGGGAAGGCCGGAAAGAAAGGTAAGCCGAAAGACGAGGACGAGGACGAGGACGAGGACGAGGAAGAAAAGGACGAGGACGAGGACGAGGACGAGGAAGAAAAGGACGAGGACGAGGAGGAAGAATACGCACCTAAGAAAGGAGACGAGGTTAGCTTTAAGAAGGGTAAGAAGACCTTAACCGGGGTTGTCAAATCCAAGGTTAGAGGCGAGGACGTTTGGAAAGTGGACGTCGACGGGAAGACCGTCAACGTCGATACGGAGGATTTGACTCCGGTAGAGGAAGATGAGGAGGAAGACGCGGACGAGGAGGACGAGGTTGAGGTCGGGTCTAAGGTTACATTTGAGTACAAAGGTAAGGAGGTCACGGCGAAGGTAACCTCCGTCCACGAGGACGATGAGGAACTTGATCTAAAGATCGTGACGGGACCCTCCAAAGGCAAGGCTGTCAAAGCCGTCCCTGTAGGCGACTGCGCCCTCGTTCAGGACTAACTCCGGTCGAAAGCCGAAACGATTTTACCGGGGGCGCCCCCCGGTTCTTTCGTCGCGCTGGGTTCCTCCCGGCGCTTGATAAGGCAGGAACGACCGGAGGTCCCCCGATGGAATTTAGAATCTACGTCAGCGCTCCCGGAAGCACGCAGCCGGAGCGAAACGATTGCGCGTACCTCGCAGGTAAGCTCCGCGCAGTTCCGCTCGCGGAGGTCGTCGTATCGATGGAGCAATTCGCGGACCCGGCCGACCTCCGAAGCGCGGAGGTCCTGCGTGGCATTTTCGAATTTAACTATGCGCATCTAAAGCGGTCGGACCTCGTGATAGCGTCCCTGGACCGCGTAGCCGCGTTCCCAAGCTGGCATACTCACTTGGTCGAATACGAAGGGGATACGCTAGCCGTCGGGTCCCTGGACGTCTACGGGACCAACCAGACGCAGCGGGTCTATGCGCCCGGTCCTCTACCGGCCGGGAGCGCGACTCCTTACGGCCCCGAAGTGCGGGCGCCGTTGATGCGCTCCCCGCCGCTGCGCGAACCATCCTCCGGAGTAGCTTGGGAGATAGGCGCGGCGTTCGCGCTCGGTCTACCTTGCATTGGCTTTACCCTACGGGACGGGAAAGACCCCATCGATCTAATGCTAGCTGAAAGCGTCACGGCCGTAGCTTATGGTTACGAGTCGCTCCTAGCTACAGTTGCGCTATGGCAGCCGACGATACAGAGCGGCACGGTCTGGAAAGATGGGCTGTACAAAACCGAAGGTTGGAAAGGATCGCGAACGTGAACCAGTGCGAACATGGGGAGTACGACTGTATGGGTCAAGTATACCGTTTAACGGCTAAAGAGGTAAAGTCGTTACCGTTGCTGGAACAATCTAGTAGAGGGGAAGCCGAAAACCATATCTTGGAGGTTCAGCTTAAATGTAAGCGGTGCGGGGTTCGATTTCAGTTCCTAGGGTTGCCAGTCGGAGTTAATCTGAATGGCGCCGCGGTGTCATTTGACAGAACAGAAGTACGGCTAGCAATCTCTCCGAAGGGAGCGCGAACGTGAACCAGTGTAAGCATTTGAAATTTAGTTGTATGTGCGTCGTAAACCGACTTGAAGATACCGGGCTGTTCGTTTTGGAAGTCCGCGTTAGGTGCAGTGACTGCCAAACGTCATTTGGGTTTAAGGGTTTGCCGGTCGGGGTTAATCTAAACGGCGCTACCGTATCGTTCGACGGGCTGGAAGCAAGGTTGGCAATTTATCCAGGGGAGAGTGTACCATGCGAGCGCAACTAGCTAAGCTTTGGGGATTGATCTTAGAGGACCATTACGCGCTCTCTCTAGCCCCGCTGCCGGAGCGAACGATAGAGCTTATGTTAGAGGTTCATCGGTTGGCGCAGCGCGCCGACGCGATAGCCGGCGCCATCGATTTGACGGCGCTAACTGAGCTTAACGACGAACTCCGATCCATTCGGGATCGCGCGGCGGAGCGCCGGAAGATCATAAAACCGGATGCGGCGTCCGAAGTGTTGACATGGGCGCAAAGCCGACCTAATTCAAAGCTAACCGCCGACATTTGGAATGCGCTCGATTACGACGTGTACCGGGCGCCTGACGTTATCGCATCCGATGAAGCCCGGTCGGAGGTCGATGAAATGTTAAAGCGGGGGTGGATCGAAGCCCAGTACCATCCCTTCGGCGTCCGTCGCAAATCCCCTTATCCGCCGACCGGAGGTTTCAATAACTTCCGTTGCCCTAGCTGCGGTTTCTTTGGGTTCGTCTCTCCCACTACGGGTCCGGCGGGCGCCTCGTTGGTTTGTCCGCAGTGCCGAACAGCCGCGCCGGCCGGGGCGGCTACATGAGATACTTAGCCGCCGACGTCGAAACCACGGGGCTAGACCCCTACCGGGGTTGCATGCCGTACGCGCTGTCGATATGGACCCCGCAAGCCGAAGGGCGTCGCTACTTCGAATGGGAGGTAGACCCTAAGAATCGAAAGGTTTCAATTCCGGAGCGCGACCGGATGGAGGTCCGGGAGATATTCGCGGACCCGAACGTCGGTAAGATTTTCCATAACGCTCCCTTCGATGTGCAGATGATTGAGGTCGCGCTAAAGATTCCGGTCCGGGGGCCGATCCATGATACGTTGGTCATGGCTTCTCACGCCAACAGCTTAGAGCCTACCAAAGCTCTAAAGCCGCTAGCTGCGCTTTACGTGGATATTCCGAACGACGATGAGGAAGACTTGCGCAAAGCTACCATTCGCGCGCGGGCCGAAGCGAAGCGTCGGGGCTGGTCGCGAGGCGATTCGGTCGGCAGCGACTATTGGCTGACCTCGATACTCTTTCCCAGCAAAGGATACGTCCGTCGTTACTGCGTTCGGGATACGCTGAGGACGTGGAAGCTCTTTCAGTTCTACCGAGAAATCTTAACTGACGTTTTGGGGGTCTGGAAACAGTACATGGATGAAGTCCCCTTTCACCGGTGCGTTATCAACATGATGGAGCGCGGCATCCGTGGACGGCCGGAAATAGCAGCTAACGCGGCGGAGTATTTCGGAAAGATTCAGCGTGACGCGCTGGGAAAGATTAACCGCATTTGGCCGAAGCGGCTGCCGCTGTTTAACCATAACTCATCTAAAGACGTCCAGCATCTTCTACGGAACGTCGTCGGGCTGCCGATTGGGCAGACTACCGACCGCGCGACGCTTAGCCAGTATTTAGACGAGCCTCTGGTCATGGAGGTTTTACAGGCGCGCACCGCGACCAAAGCGGTGTCGGGTATGTTTGGTCAATTCATGCGCCACACGACGCTGAACCGGGCTGGTCGCTATTGGGTCACACATTGCAATTACCAACCTTGCGGCGCCACTACCGGCCGGATGACGTGCTACGAACCAAACCTGCAACAAGTCGCCGGACCCAAGAGCTTGTCCATTCTCAAAATCCCCGCGCGGGACTTCTTTGCTCCTAGGCCGGGTTGGGTCCTCTACTCAATGGACTGGGTTCAAATCGAGGTTTGCATTTTCGCGCATCTTTCCAAAGAACCGAAAATGTGCAAAGCGATCCGCGAGGGTCGGGACTTTCATACGGAGGTCGGGAACAAGCTTTGGGGCGGTGAGGGGAACGAACGCGGGATTCGTTGGGCGCTCTTCCTTTTGGAAATTGTTAAAGGCGGTAGGATCGACCGCCCCAGCGCGGAGGTACTGGCGGCTTGGGAGCGGTTAGGCATCGACCGCCGCTACCTTCGGAATATGACTCAAAAGGAACGGGAGCGCAAAGCTCGCGACTGGTTGGAGTCTTTCGATTGGCGAACCGTCGACGCCGAAAACAGCTTAGGTAAGAAGCCGGTGCGAACGCGGGCAAAGAACAGCTTCTTTGCGAGGCTGTACGGCGGAGGTCCCTACGCGATCATGCGCCAGACGGGTTGCTCGTATGAGGAAGCGCGCGGCTTCCTGGACGACGTAGCTAAGGAATATCCGCGCGTCGAAAGCTTCATCCGGGAGAGCCGGAGGGAGGGAGAGCGCAACGGCTACGTTACGACGTTCGACGGGCGCCGCCTAACCGTGCTAAGGGATAAAGCCTACCGAGCTTGCAATTACAAAGTTCAGGGGTCGGCGGCGCGGCTGCTAAAGCTCAAAATCGTCGAAGTTGAAAAGTATCTTTCCCGGTTCGGCGGGCGGCTGCTCTTGGCAGTGCACGATGAGATTTTACCCGAGCTGAGAATTACGGATGCTACACGCGAGCGGCTGCTAGGTCTGAAGCGAATCATGGAGGATTGCCCCTACTTCGACGTTCCGATTCGAACCAAGCTGGCCCGGATTACACAGGATTGGAGTAGGGAGACGGAAATTCAATGGTAGCCGCAGTAGGAAGAATAGCCAATCTTTTCGAAGGATGGGGAGTAGAACTCCGTCCGGCGGGGTCGGGCCAGCTTTTGGGAGAATGTCCCTCGTGCGGAAAGCGCGACCATTTCTACGTACACCGAATAACGGGAGCTTATGATTGTAAGCGCTGTTCGTTTCGCGGAGGGGTCCACGAGTTCTTAGCTTGGATTTTAACGCAGCTGCCGACGACCGATGAGGACTTTCAACGGCTGTCGGAGCTGCGCGGCGGCTTCCCTATTGGCTTTCTGAAAAGCTTTCGTTTTCGTTACGACGCGTCCAGGCGTCGATGGGTTTTCCCAGCGCACGATTTTGAAGGCAGGGTTATGGACCTTCGCGTATGGAGGGAAAACGGAAAGCTTGGTATTTGCAGTTCGAAAGGCTGTCGTACTCAGCTTTGGGGCGCTCATCGCGTGGAGCGGACCGGAGAGATATGGGTCTGTGAAGGGGAATGGGACGCGATTGCGCTTGAGTACATCAAACGTAAATTGTCGTTAGACATAAACGTGGTCGCGGTTCCCGGCGCGCAGACGTTCAAACCGTCCTGGGTTTCGATCTTTTCCCAGCGATCGACGGTCCTGTGCTACGACGCGGATGCGGCCGGAGACGAGGGAGCGGCCAAAGCTAGGGACTTGCTTCGGCGAATCGCGAAAACACTGCGATTCTTAGCATGGCCGGCTTCCGTCCCGAATGGTTGGGACGTGCGGGACCTCATCCTAAAGCACGGAATCGATTTTAAGGGGGCTAGGTCCGCTTGGGAGCGGCTCAAGACCCTCCGGTCGGATAGATTGAGGTTGGAGAGTCCGGCGCTCGATAACGGGGCTGCCAAGCGGCTTAAAATCAAAACGTCAGATAAGGGTTCAAATGTTCAGGGGTCGGAAGGCCCCCGTCAGCGGTTCGGCGAGATAACCGCTTGCTTTCGTAAATGGTTATCTATGACGCCTGCACTAGAGGACGCGGTGAAGCTTGCTTGCGCGGTTGCGATTTCCGGAGCTATGACGGACGGCGAACCGCTTTGGCTCTGGCTGGTCGCGCCTCCGTCGCACGGCAAGACGGAAATACTAACGTCATTTGTAAGATCGGAGCGATGCAACTTCCAAAGCACCGTTACCGCAGCCGGCCTAATCAGCGGGTTTCGCGGCGCGACCGATCCGAGTTTGCTTCCCAAGCTTTTCAACAAAACTTTGATTTTAAAAGAAGGAACGGAAATCTTTGCGCAGCCAGCTCCCGAACGCGAAAAGCTTTTCGCGCTGCTTCGCGGCGCTTACGACGGAAGGGCTACGCGTTCTTTTGGTAATGCCGAGTCCCGAACTTACGAGGGTAAATTTAATTTGTTGGGAGGGGTTACGGAAATTATTTTGGGCCGCAACGATAGCGATATGGGGGAGCGAATCCTGCGGTTCCACATACCCTCCCCTCCGCAAAGAGAGCTAAACGAAAGATTAAACGCAGTCTTTGTTCCGGTTATCAGCAAGGACCGCGAGGACGAGCTGTGCGACGTCTGCGCCCGGTTCTTAGAACTGGAACCTCCGTCATATGCTGAATTGCTGGGAAAGATTAACGTACGCACCCAGAATCGAATAATGGCGCTTGTTCAAATCGTTGCGCTGCTTCGGGTCAAAACCCAGCGCGACCCTTACCGGAGGGACGTCCTCTACGCGCCGTCGCCGGAGCTTGGCTTTCGGTTGGGACGGCAGCTTTCGAAGCTGGGCGGTTTGCTGGCTTGGATTTCCGAAAGCGAATACTTGGGGGGTCGGGACTATTTGATTATCCAAAAGATAGCTTTGGATTGCTGCCGGGGTTGGGAGCTTGACATTGTGAAAGCGATAGTCTCGGCGTCCAAGACTGCGGACCTCAACGGCATGATGACTCGTTATCAGTTGGCTAAAGCGCTGGGAGTTAAAACTAACCTTTACGAAAGGATAGACGATTTGGTTAACAACGGGGTCCTGATGCGGCACGAGGATGTTAGGGGGCGGAATCGCCCCATGTATTCTCTTACTCCGCATTTTGCGAGTTTGTGGAAGCAAGCGGAAATTGGAAACTTGCCTTTGAAGGTAAAGGTACGGAGGAAGAAACGATGAGCGATGAGGATTACGGGAAGCTGGCTTACGAGGTCTGGCGCCGGGGAGGTCCCAAGCACGACGGTAGGACGTGGGCGGTCCTCAGGACTTGGCGACAGCTTACGATGAGGGAGAAAGAGCGGTGGAGCGCCGTCGCGGCTGCCGTGAGGCAAGCTTATGCTGCGGAGGTTCAGGCGTGAGGTCATGGCGTTGGCGAGGTCAGCCTTACGGGGTCTGGCCGCAGTGGGTCAAAGAGGTTGCTTGGAAGCTTAGTTATGAATTTGAAGGGAAGCCGCTGTTAGGCGTTCGAAGCGGTTGGGCTATGTTCGGCGACCATTTAATTTGGCTGGACGGAGAGCGTCCGGCCGTTGTTTCTCATCGGCTTTGGTTAGCTTTAGGAGGCGAAAGATGGAGAGCGTGAAGGGAGACCGTTCCAAGTTTATCTTGCCTTTTGGTAAATGGGAGGGTTACCGGCTGGACTCGATACCTTTGGAATACCTCGATATGATTCAGGATTTCGGTTGGGTGCGCGACAACCACCCCGAGAGCTTTGCGGCGATTCGGGAGTATTTGCAACAACCGGAAATAGTTAATGAACTGCGGGCGATTGGGAGGGCATAGCATGGCTTTGGATCGATTCAGACTGGGCGGGAACGTGGAGATACATTTGTTTCCAACCGCTGAGGCAGCGCGCATGGCAATCGTGGGAGTGACGACGCGGGCGGCGCCTTGGGAGTCGGCTGCGGAGGATTTCAGTAAGTTTATCTGTGACACTTTTGGAGGAAACCGAGAATGGACGGACGCGGATCGGATGGAAATTCTGGGGGTTCTGAAAGCTTGGGTCCGGAGGAACGCGGCTTGGACGGCGGAACCGGAGCAAAAGAAACGAGGAAGATAACTATTAACGCCGATCAGCATTTGGCTTTGACGCGTTGCTACATCCTCGCCGACGCGGTGCAGAATTTCAAAGCTAGCCGTACGGAGCTCCAGTGGCTGCTAGAGAACGGGCTGATTCAGGTTTCGGAAAACTATATGGAGGTCCGGCTGACGCCGCTAGGGGTCCGGGTTTTGAACGAAGGGCTGACGCAAGCTGAGGTTTTCCGTCGGCGGGCGATGCAAGCCGTTTTGCGCTGGGACGGACGCGACGATAGGGCGCTAGCTGAGCTTTTAACGAAAGTAATGCCGTGCTCGTTCCGCGTGATAAGGGGGAGGAATGAGTAACTTTTCCCAGCGAATGACGCTGACGCCTGAGCAGCTCGCCGAACGAGCAGCCAGGGACTTGGTAATTGAAATTCTCCCCGAAGCCGAACTGGAGCGGCGCGGGGAGCTTTGCTGCGTCGTTTGGGCCGGGATGCGATTTTCGAAACAGAGTCGTTCGTCGGTCGCGGCTTGGTTGGACGCGGCTAGGTTGGTTGCTGATACTTTGGCAGGGGAGGGGTGAGCGATGGGGTTGAATGCTGAGGAAATGATAGCTTTGCTTAATGCGGTCGATCCGGAGTACAGACCGGGGTTTAAGGAAGCTGTAACGTGGGGGTTGCTAATGATTAGGGATTATCTTGCTATGGACGGCGACGGCGCCCTTTGGCTGACCGAGAAGGGCGCCGCCGAGCTGGCTTTGTGGGTTGAAAGCAAAGGCGGGGCCGAAGCGTTGATTAAGCATCTTGCGGAATTTGCTGGGAGAAGATAATGTTAACTGCGGCTGAAATGGGGTGGCCGGAGCTAGAGGACGAGCCAGCGCTGATTTTGGATTTTCTCAGGCGTCGGGGCCACGGCCGCATAATGGGGATAGCGCGAGGGACCGGCATGCTTCCCAATAACGTTTTGGATTGGTTGATAGCTCTTCATAAGGGGGGCTACGTGGTGAAGCCTAATTTCAATGTAGGCCCGGTTCGGAGAAACCAACAGTATTTCTTATCGAAGCTGGCTCAACGGGTCTGGGGGAAGCGGCTGCGGCGGAGGGAGGTCATGGAGCGCGTCGATTGGGCCGGGTTGCGGGAGTTTATGCTGCCCGTGTACGTCGGGCTGGTGAAGGGGAACCCCTGGTTGGTAGATCAGTTCGAAGATGCTTGGCAGTTTGCAATTAGCGAAGTTTGTATGTGGAAGATAGCGCAGGTAGATAACATTCGATGGATGAATTGTGCGCTACGGCGGGCGCTGTTGCGTTGGTTGGGCCGGGGCTGCGGCGCCCATGTTCGAACGTTCTGCGACAACCCCGAGCGACGGAGCGGACCCGGTACGTATCAATGGCCCGAAAACTTCGATCCCGAAGATAAACATAATCTAGGTGCGGAGGTCGCGGCGGAGATAGCGGAGGAAATGGGCGTCGATGTAGAATACCTTTTGTCGGGTTAGGGAAGGGGGTGATAAGGTATGACAAATGTGGCTAGACTTCCGCATCCTATAGGTAGGTAGGTGTACCTTCTCTCGTATTTATCCTATATACTCTATATGTAATAGAGTCTTGAGCTTAAAGCAGACTAAATGTCTTTATATTATATATATAGTATTATAGTTTATATTTAGACAGCTGTAGTATCATCATGGGGACATAACACTTTGGGGTACTATAGAGTCGCGGAAATTTTAGCTACACAAGTCAAAGAGGTCGCAAGTTCGCTTTCGCTAGGCGAATTGCAGGGTTTGAAAAGATTAGCTTTTACGTTTGGCGTATCTGTAAGGGGGGGTCGCCCATAGCATGCGTACACTCTGTACATTCGCACAGGGGTACTTTCCGTTTACGATTGTAATGATAAGCTAACTAAATGTAACAGCTCTGATAGGGATATGCGATTTCCGGAAATTTTAGCTACATTTGTAAAAGTAATGAAAGTGCGAGGGACGAAACCAAGCCGTAGGCTTGGTTTGGTGAGCGTTCGGTAATTCCAACCTAGGAGGTTTGTAAGATGGCTATGACAGAAGAGCGCCGGGCGGAGCTGGAAGTTCTCATCCAAGATGAGATTTATCCGGAGCCGGATCGGCACGAGTTAGGACATATTTTGGAGGGACTGACCAAAAGCAAGGCCGCAAGGGACCTCGTGATGCAATACTTGGAGGAAGACCTAGGCGACGCATGGGCGCCGCTCAAACCCAAAAGCGAAGATAGTGAGGACGCGGACGAAAGCGAAGTTAGCCACGAGGGAAAAGCAACCCCGAAGCGCGGCCGACCGCGACACCACAAACCTATGTAGCCCGTTGGCTAAGGTTTCTATTTTCTTCCCAGCGAAAGGGTTAGCTATGCCGGACGACAGAATGATTAGCGGCGACTATCTCAAGAGCTTGGGTTTCGTACACCGCTCGGTCGGCGCGGATTCAGGTTGGGAAAGGCCAATGGAGGGCGGCTACTCGGTTTTCGTGTTCGACGTGAACCACCACGAGCGAAAGGCGCCTTACGCGGTCCTCGCACAGGGAGGCGCGCACGTCCGGTTGCCGCTCGGATCAATCATGGGCTTGCGCTGTCGGCACATACTAGGACTGCTCCAGGGGTTGACCGGGGCCGACGTCGCAGCGATAAAGCCGGTGGAGGAAGCTTTTCCCCAGCAATGAGCCGACAGGAATAAAGCAGCCGGGACGGGCGGCGCTCCCCTAAGCATGTTCCACGCTCGGCAGGGTTGAGCGCCGCCCGAACCTTTGGAGAGCGTATGGACCCATTTACATTTGACGTCGGGAACCTTCGTAAGCTTGTCGCAGCTAAAGTATTGGCTGATCGAGAGCTCGAAATGGTTGCGGTTTCGGAAGCGTTCGACAACAATCGGTTAGCCGCCGTCGCCAAGCATCGCGCGGAATGTTTGGACTTCGTTAACGCGGAGCTCGCGCGACTTAGCAACGCGGCCATAGAGTACGTTTTACATTTTGATCCGGGGTCTCTGTCGCAACCTCTTAGGCCGTACGAATGAAGATCAGGAAAGGGAAGAAACGTAAACCTAAGCCAAGTGCGGCGGACTTGGCTAGGTTCAGGACCGCGCGAACCAAGTCCGGGACGACGCGGCGCCAGAGAGAGCGCGCGGAGGAACGCCGTAAGATCGTAGCCGACTATCCTCTGACGAAAAGCGAAGCTTACGCGAGGCACGTCGGCGCGGCGTATGCTGAATTGCTAGGACAAGAGTACATCGACGGTAAGACATATGCGCAGGTTATGGCTTACACGATCCTGGAACGCGCGATCGCTGGCAACGTCCGCGCGGCGAAGGAAATTCGCGAAGCAGTAACCGAAGCTATCGACGGAACCGACTGGCGCGCGAAGCTGGCGGCGCTAGGACTCACGGACCCCGAAGCTTTGATAAATGAACTTTCGGATAAGCTCTACGACGCGATAAGTCCGGAGGGTTCTACAACGTGCAAATAAGCTTAGCTGAAATCAAACGGCTTGACCCTTTTCTCTACGCGCGCATGATCCAAGAGGCCGGGCGCCGCGCGGAGCAACGGAAGCTTATCGCAGCCATCCAATGGGCGCCCGATCCGTACCCCGGAGTTCAAACCGAATTTTGCGCATGGGGCCGCGACTCCGACGAACCTACTGAGGCTCTCTACGGAGGCGCCGCAGCTGGAGGAAAATCACAATGTGCGTTAGTCCTAGCTTTGCAATACATTAGCGAACCGGGTTTCGCGGCCTTGCTGCTCCGCCGGACGTACGCGGACCTCGCACTGCCGGGCGCCATCATGGATCGGCTGTATCAATGGACTAAAGGCAAGCCGGGAGTACGCTGGGATTGGAAAACGAATACCTGTGAATTTCCGTCGGGGGCTAAGATTGCATTTGGCTACCTCCGCTATCCCGGCGACGAAAACCGGTACGACGGCGGAGAGTATCAGTTAATAGAAATTGATGAAGCCAACCAAATCAAATGGGAGCAACAGCGCTGGCTATTCAGTCGCCTACGTCGGTCCAAGCGCCTCAAAGATCGCGGCGTCCCGCTGCGATTCCGAATCTATTCGAATCCAGGGGGTCTAAGCGGCGACCAAATAAAAGAACACTATGTAGACCAGCCGCCGACCGAGACGCGACGTTACTTCCCAGCAAGGGCTAAAGATAATTTAGGTTTGGACTATGACAGCTACGTCAAGGCTCTGGGCTACCTTGATCCCGTCTCCATTCAACAGCTCTTGCTCGGCAACTGGGACGTTGACGATAAAGCAATCTTAGATATGGGAGTAATTAGGGATTGCGAGCGCGAGGGACTCTTAGCCGCAGCCGTGAATTTTCGCAGCCAATACTACGTTGGGTTCGACGTCGGACGGACGGAGGATCTTTCGGTTATCGCGGTAGGCGAGCTCGTTGGAGATACGTTAGTCGTTCGCGAGATTATAGTTATGCGAAAGGCAAGCTTCGCCGAACAGAAAGAGGCTTTCCGCGCGATCATGGCGAAGTATCACCCCGTCGCGGCGCGGATGGATAAAGGCGGGATAGGTTATCAAATGACTGAGGAAATGGAAGCTGAGTTCGGTTACGTCGTCGCCGGGGTCTTCATGAATCAGCCGATGGAAAGCCGGATAGCTAAGTCTTTACAAACGGCGTTTGGCGAGCGAACGATTCTGATTCCAAAAGACCACGAGGACGGCGTACTGCGAAAGGACCTCCGGCAGCCGAAACGTCTGGATACCCGGCACGGTATGCCAATTGTAGAGACTCCGAAAACCGAGATAGGTCACGCGGACAGATTTTGGGCTTTGGGTTTGATGCGCGAGGCGTTAGGGGTGATTCCAATTCAGCGCGTCGCAGGCGCGCCTAAGGGGATACCAAGACGATGAAGCTTTCACATTCGCGAAAAGATTTACTAGAGCTCGCGACCCTCTTGCAAATCCAGGGAGACGGGCCGCTGCCGATGAGCGCTACGTTAATGAAGACCCTGCAAGCTTACTACAGCTTGGACGAGGCGAACGGACCTAGAGCGGATCAAGGCCGCTTCGGCGTCCCTCTGACTCCGGGAGGAACGACGCTCCCCGGCAACGTCGCGGGGAAAGTCAGGAACGCTAATAATTTTCTAGCTGCTCAAAAGCAGAATCTTAGTCGCGCGGTATTTCCGCAAGCCGGCTACGACATAACCGTAGCTTGCTGGGTTAACCCTCGCATAGCTAGTTTTGTAGGCGCCGGAATCGTCTTTCAGAATTTTAGCATTGATTTAAGATTTTATATTGGCAGTGGAGGCTCCGCCCATTGGCAAGCTTATACAGCTACGTCAGTTTTAATCTTCGATATGATTATGCCGTCCGGAACGTTCGTCAGCAATGTTTGGACTTTCGTAGTGCTCCAAGTCGACGCCGCGAATACGCAAGCTAGCTGGCAAGTCAACAACGGGCCGGTAACCAAGGTATCCTTTACCCCGCCGCTTGCCGCTCCGTCCGGTACGTTTATGATGGGGTCGGACGGTGCGAATAACTCTTACGACGGGCTGATAGACGAGTTCGGCTTTTGGAATAGCGCTCCCGGACAGGGAGGTTTGCTAACCCCGGCTCAGCTTACATATTTGTGGAACAATGGGCTTGGCATGACGTATCCGTTCAGTTCCCCTCAAACGTCGTCGCTAGCTAATAATTTGACCGCCTATTACAAACTGGAGGAAGCAAGCGGGCCGCGAGCGGATTCTACTACCAACGCGGTCCCGCTGACCCCGGCCGGCTCTACTCTTCCCAGCAACGCGGCCGGTAAGGTTGGGAACGCGTGTTCCTTCCCCGTTTCGACCCCGACGCTCGCCGGTCTGAGTCGGCCGACTCTGGCGTTTAGCAACTTAGATTTTACGTTCGCCGCTTGGGTGAATCCGACGATTGCCAGCTTTACCGGCGTCGGGATGATATTTCTAAAGGGAGGGATAGGTCTGGATAACGTTAGGTTGTATATAAATGCGAACGGGTCTTACTCTTTCAACGCTTATCAAGCCGATGGGTCAACAATTATTTTCAACGTAGCGGGGCCGGCTGGAGCGTTTACTACGGGGGTATGGCATTTTATATGCTGTTGGGTCGATTCGGTAAATAAGATCGCATACTGTCAGCTAGATAATAAAACCCCGCTGTCCGTGTCTTTCGCGACGCCGTTGGCTGATACGGGAACTACGTTTTACATAGGATCGTCTGGGGGAGGTAATGGGTTTGTTGGGCTGATCGATGAGTTTGCGGTTTGGAAAAGCGCCCCAGGCGCCGGAGGGATGCTTACCGCAGCTCAACGCGCCGCTCTCTATAACGCAGGCGTCGGAGAGACCTATCCGCTTGCTCCCGTATCCACGTTGCTAAATAATCTTAGCTGTTATTTCAAACTTGACGAAGCAAGCGGCGTGCGAGTGGATTCGACGGGGAATATCGCGGCCGGCCTTACTCCCAACGGAACCCCCTTACCTGCTAACGCGGGCGGTCAAGTCGCCAGCGCTCTTTCCCTCGCAGCCGCCAACAGCCAATACCTATCCGTTCCAGACCAACCGCCCTTGGAACTGGGCGGGGTCGATTTCACTATCGGCTTTTGGATTAACTGTACGCTCCCCGCGTCGTCGCTAGCTTTTATTTTGGAGAAAGGCAGTCCCCAGGAATGGAGGCTTTTCATCGCGCCTTCGGGCGCCGTCTCCTTTAGCGGACCGGGAGGCAGCTTTACCGTCAACGGGCCTTTCAACCTTACAGGAGGGGTCTGGCATGCTGTAATGGTAACCTTGGACTCGGTAGCTCAGGTTGCTTCCATCATGCTTGACGGCAGCGCTCCGAGCTCGGCTAGTTACACGTCGGGGGTTGTAACCGGCGCGGGAACTTTCTGGCTTGGGTCGGATGGAGGAACGGCCAACTTTCTAACTGCCTTGATCGATGAGTTTGCGGTTTGGAAAAGCGCTCCGGGCGCCGGTGGCGTACTAACCCCGGCTCAGCAAGCCGCTTGGTACAACAACGGCGCTGGGGTAACCTATCCTTTTGTGGGAGTACCGTGATGACGAACAATTCTAAGTTCTACCAAGTCACGCCGAACGTCGCCGGGGCGGCTCTGGTTCCCGCCGCTGTCGTCGCGTCTAACAAAGGCGTTCAGGGGGTTCTATTCATCTATCTCCGCGCCCCGGCTTCGAATACGGCGGCTGTCAACGTGGGGGCTGTCGCGGGCCGAACTCCGGATAATTCGAACATGCCGGACAACAACAACACCACCCAAAAGGGTTGGATGCTTGATCCTAATACAACCTTGGGACCGCTGCCGTTCGCGAGGCCCGAACAGCTTTTCGCATGGGCCGCGAACGCCAGCGATATGGTCTGCGTCTGCTTGCTGCGCCAAGCCGATTCGGGAGTACAGTAACATGGCAGCCGCCGAAACCAACGGGGTTGGACCGACGATTGATATGGCGGAGCTTACAGCTAACTCCGCAATCGGACATAGGGACCCCGCGCGCGGGATACGAGGAGTAACCGACTCGCAGGTTACCGCTCACCTAATGCGTAAGGTTATCCGATCCGAAGATCAGGGAATCACGAAAGCCGTCCGCGATATGCGCGCGGACTATCAAGTTCACATTTCCGTTATGACCCTGAAAGCGCTGCTCTGTCAAATCCCCGTCCAGGTTCAAGCGGTCGGGGAGCAAGACGCGCGGTGCGCGGCCGTGTCGAACCACTTGGAGACGGTTTGGACGGACAGCTTAACCAACGTCGAAAATACACTCTATTACGGCCGTACGGCTTACGAGCTCGTGTATGGGTTCGATCAAGCCAACTGGATAAATTGCGTTCGTAAGTGCGTCGACCTCCCGTTTGAGAATACGAAACTAGAGCTTCAAGACGGAGACCCGAACGGGATAACCTTAACTGTGAAGAATGAAGCGGGGAAGGATCAGAGCATCCATGTTCCCCAGTACAAGAGCTGGTGGCAATCCATCGGCGCGACGAACATACAGCCGCACGGCGTTCCAATTATCAACGGTTCGCCGAAAGAGGTCTGGGCGCGGCGACAGGCGCAGATAGATCGTATCGAGGACTTTTGCACGAGGTTCGCCTACGACGGCGGCATCTTCCAAACTCCGCTTTTCGCGCGGGACGCGATGAATCGTGAAATCGACGTGGGTGACATATTTAACAAGGAAATGCAACGTAAAGGGCCGGGCGGCTGCTTGCTGCTCCCCTTTGACTGGGACCCCGTAACCAACCAAAACAAGTACCGCGAGATACGCGCGCCGACCTCGCAAAGTCCGCAACCTTTGATAGACGTCCTATCAGCCTTTGACATTCAGCAATTGCGAAGCTTCGGTATTTCGGAGAAGACGATAACCGAAGGTTCGCAAATGGGAAGCTGGGCTAGCGCCACGGTTCAAATGTTAGTTCTCTACGCCGTGGTCGAATCGCTCCTGAAAGGGCTGATTTGGACTTTCAAACGAGACGTCGTTCCTCCGGTGACTGCGCTTAATTGGAACGGAACCGGTTGGACGCCGACCTTCGACGTGGTTTACGTGCCTCTAGCCAAACGAAACGACAGCTTGGTTTTACAAGTGTTAGGCGATGCGTTAACCAAACCTGATCTTTCCCCAGCAATCATATCCGAATTGTTGGACCTCCCGAAAATCCTCAGGACGTTTAACTTTGACTTAAACCCCGATACGGAAGCGAAGATGGCGGAAATGGTAGCGCTCGCAAAGGCGCGCTATCTCAAGCAGTCCGGCGACGGGGAGGGCGGCAACCCGACAGCCGCCGCTCAACGGAGTCCAACCCCGACGCCGACGCTCTCGCCTATGGCTGATTCTCTTTTCTCTTTGCTGGGGTAAACTTCATTATGGCTAAGCGAAAAGCTGAGGATGAGGACTTTGAGAATACGGCAGCCGCGCTTTTGATCGTTCACGAGGACGCGGAGCGCCGGGGGCTTGGTAAAGGCAAAGGCGGGATCGGGGAGGTAGACTGTCCCGTTCCCGGCTGCGGCGGAAAGATTAAGTATTCCGTTTCCAGCTACAACGGTCACATAGCCGCCGCATGTTCGCGCAAGGGCTGTCAGCGATGGATAGAGTAGCCAAGCCGCCTAGCGCCGGATTGATCCCTCCGGATAAGCTTTCGGATAAGATTTACAATCTCTTCCGGGCGCTCTGTCTGAAGCTTGCCTACTCGGTACTTCGTCACCGTAAGGGAGAGCCCGGCAACGGCCGTAAGGCGTTCGGGATTCTCCGACAGCTAGCGACCCTCCAAGCCGACGCAATGAGGGCTGGAGCGGTTCTAGGCGCCCTTTCGCCTTGGTTGCGGAGGGTTAACCCGGTTCCGAAAGGTTCGACCTTGCCGGACGTGCAGCTTTCGGAACCGGCAGCCCCGCCGACGTGGTTGGTCAACATCGTCGGCCGGGTAAAGGCGGCTTTCAGCCAGGGGGTAATATCAGCCGCCGACGCGAAGCAGATGATTACGCGCTACTACAGGAATGCGGGCTTCGACGTTCCGACCTCCATCGATCTTCCCAAGCCCGTCATAGCTTTTGAAACTCCGCCGTCGGAAATTCCAATGTTAATTGGAAGCAGCGAAGTAATCGCGACCGGAGAGCAGGGGGTCAAGGACGTTTATCTAACCCTGGACGAGGGAGCGAAATGGTTGGAAGAAAAGGGTTTGGTCGATATGGACCATTTCAGACGTCTAGCCCAAACTACAGCCGTAGACCAAGCGATTAACACTGACAACCTTATGACTAACTTATTTTCCGAGCTCAAGGAATCCATAGCCGCCGGAGAGACTCCGGAGCAGTTCGCGAAACGGATAGAGGACCTCGCGGCGCCCCCGGACCATTCAGTTTATACTTTGCTGCGGACCTCCACAAAGCGCAGCTACGTAGCGGGTCACAAGGCGGTTATGGAAGACGAGGGAGTTCGGAGTTTACTGCCGTACTATCTCTACATGGCGACCGACGACGACAGAGTACGGGAGGAACATTGGGCGCTGGACGGGGTGGTGGTTTCGGTGGACGACGACGAAAGCGTAGCTTACGAGGATGATTTGTTAAACGATTACAATTGCCGATGTACGCGCGTCTCTATTACAGAAGCCGAAGCAAGGGAGCGCGGCCTGAGTGGAATAATAGGGGGCGAAGTTTACGCGCTGGAGTTCCCCAATGAAGACGAGGACTAAGACTCTCCGGGTAAAATACACCGCGCAAGGGTCTTTCGTGGACCTCCGACGGGCGCGCTCTCCCTGGCGCTCCGAGCTCTCCGAGCGACTGAAAAGGAAAGCTAAGACGAGCGGCCGCGCGCTGGTCCGAAAAGATATTTTAGCTCCGGGGACTTGGTACTGTACAGACGTGGAAGGCGGAGCTACGCGGCGACAAAAGTACACGGGAGACGATTTAGACCTCATGGCGCAAGAGTTCACGCGCGCGACCTCCGGCAAGCGCGCCTACCGGTTCTTCCTTCGTTGGGACCACGGGACTTCGGCGAAAGAGCACATAGCGCCTATTGCCGGGATGGAAAAGGGACCGGACGGAAAGCTCTATACCTATTATTTAGTTAATGAAGAAACGCGTACGATGCTACTAAACAAAGGTTATCAAGTCAGCCCCAGAATCAAAAGCGGCTATAAGGACGGCGCAGGCCGCGAGTATCGAATGTTGCCGTTACACGTTGGGATTGTTGATTTACCGGTCGTAGGCGGGCAAGGCGAATTTGTCGAACTTGCCCAAAGGAACGGAGGGAGCGGGATGGATTTTGACAGATTGCTAAAAGCGGTCAACGCACTGCTAAACGGATTCGGGGTTACGCTCCCCGAACAAACGACGGAGGATAACTTTACGGATATGGTCGAAATGATCGTCCAAATCCTAACCTCGTCCGGACAGTTGGAAGAGCAGCCGGACGAGGTAGAAGAGCCGGACGGGACTCCGGACGATTCGGAAGGCACGCAGCCGGCTGCGGCGACCTCTGAGCCGACAGGGATGGATACCGATTACAGCCAGCATTTTCGCGGCGCCCGCAACGGCGCTCCGGCTTTCGATTACGCGGGAGCTTTCAAGTCTCTGGAAACCCGGCTGCTCGGAGCGGTCAAGGCTTCCGAAACCCGCTTTAACAAGCGGCTGTCGGACTTTTCCCAGCGACAGACCTCGCACAGCAAGACGGGCTTTCTGGCGCGCGTTACTGAGCTGGCGGGGAAGGGAATCCTTACGGCCGGCCAAGCTTCGAATTTCATTAAGAAGGGCGAAAAGCTCAAATGGGATACGAGCTTGCTTCCCGGCGATGACGCCAAGCCGGTCGTGGATTTCGCGCAAGCCAGCGCTAGCGCCGCGAGCTCCAAGGCGCCGAAGATCGGCGGCTCAAGCCCGCCGCTGACTCAGGAAGAGATTAACAAGCGCGCCGCCAAGATCGGGGCGATTGTTAAACCAGAGAAGTGATGCAAGCTTTAGACCTCATCGTCTTGGCTTGCGTTTTGATGGTTGTTTTGACAAAGGTAAAGGTAGGTCGAAAATGATCGGGATTTTGTTAGCTGCGATGCTTGGTCAAGCGTACTGTCCAACCTGTCCGGGCGGGGTAAGCTACGGCGGCGCGGGCGGCTTTTCATCGTACAGCGGCTTTTCCTCGTTTCAACAAAGTTCGTTTCAACAGTATTCTTCCCCAGCAATCAACGGCTGGTCGGGACCTCGTTACGTGGACAGTTACTATTATGTTCCTAACGAGGTTTTCTTTTCCGGGCGGGCGCAGGTTTTCCAGTTTCGTCACCCCCAAATAATTCAAATGGATGCCGGGGGGCGGCTGTTCCATGTTAGACCCTTTCGCACCGAAGTTACCTTTTGGCCGTAGCATCCGGCTAAGGTAATAATTAACATGCCGAGCGCCGTAGGGTCTAATCTGGAGCGAACGCAGTGAATAACCTACTTCCTGGACAACTGGATATTATGACGGTCCGCCCCGTTAATATCCTCGTAGATGAGGTTGGCGTGGTCTTTGACCGGGGGGAACTGGACTCCACGGTAAGCTACGACGGCGCGAACGTCGGCAACGAATACCAAATCATCGAGGGAGCGCCCCTGTCCCTCCTGACGGCTACCAAGCGGCTGGTTCCTACCAAGCGGTCGGCCGTCACCGCGACCGGCGGCGCTACCTCCGCCGTCGTTCCCGTCCTTAACGCCCAGTATTTCAAAGCTGGAGACGTGGTTACGGTTGGGACGAACGTCAACCAAACCATTGCGAGCGTAAACTACGCCAACAACCAAATAACCTTAGCCGCTTCTATCACGTTCCTAAATAACGATCCTGTTTTCGGCGCGGGAACCACGGCCGGAGGGACGAACCTAGGCGGGTCCGATATCCCCATGTGCTTCCTTTGCGAACTCGTGGACATGCGCGTGCCTCCGTTCGGCTGGATCGCAAACCAGCTAGTCAAATACGTCACGGCCGGAGGTCTGCAAGAGCAGGCGTTGCGCGGCGACTGGGCTACGATCAAGCCCGTTTTCAAGACGAACAATCCGGTAGCCGCCGCGCGGTTCCGTTACTCGTCCGACTTCAACCGGTAAACCTAACCTAACTGTCAATGCCGAGCGCTGACTAAGACCACGAGGACGAGGACGGGGGAAGACGATGGAAAGCGTACGGGAGATTCTCTACGCAACCGTACTGAGCGCGGCTTACAGCCGTCAAGCTCAGCAAAGGTTGTATTTCTTCACGCAGGAAATGTGGCCGGGCTCTCCGGAGGAAATTGACGGAGACGTGTACGACATAATCTTTGAACGCGAGCAAACGGAACCGGTCCCGGTCGGTTATCCCGAACAGCAAGCTAATGAATTGAGCCTCTACGGCTTGACCGACCGGCGCGCCACGCTGCTCTACACGTCGAACGTGCTTCCACTTAGTACAAACGTTTTGGAAGCGCTGCGCGAGCCGGAGTCGGTCGCGCTGCAAGATAAGGGTATGCGTGAAATCGAGCGTCAAATTCGCAACATGAGGACGCGGCATACCGTGTATAAGAACGTTGCGATGAGTCAGATTTTGTGCAACGGGGTAATCTATACCAACCCGCAGCGCAAGATTCTGGCGGCTACGGCGGGCGGAGCGCCTCCGGCCGGAGCGGTAGGCAGCCCGATGAATTGGCTGCCGACGGGGTTCGCGGCGACCAACCAAGGCAATCTTGGCGGGATTATCGACGCGCTCTGGAGCAGCGCGGGCGCGTTGATTAACAAGCACTTCGATAAGATCGACGATTACTGCGATCAATTCCAAATTGAGAAGCCGGCTAACGTTTTAATTAACGTGGTCTGCAAGCAGTTCCTTCGCAACAACACCGATTTTCAATTGTGGACCGCAAAGAACGGTTTTGGCGACGCGGCCGAAGTCCTTCGCGGCAACATGATTGAAGGGCTGTACGGCAAGCGTTGGCACTTTGTGGGAGGTTACTGGACGGACCCATTCGGCGCCAAACAACCCTACATTCCATTTACCCAAGCCGTCTTGTGTCCGGATTTTAATTCGGAAGTTTTCAAGTACACAGTAGGTTCGAATTTGCTGCCTCGTTCAATTGACATTGTGTCGAACGTCGACGCGGCTGTCCAAAACCTAGATCGCATTTACGGCGACTTTGCGTATGCGAGGTTGAAGGATGATCCCTCGCGAATCTTACTGTACGCTGGGATGAAATGGGGCTTCCACTTCGCCGACCCCCTGTCAATCTTTCAGCCGACCGTATTTAGCGGAAAACCTTAGCGTATCCCCTGCCGGGGACCGAGCGGACGAGGACCCAAAGCGCCGGGAACTCGTCCGCTCCCTTTCACAATTTCGGGCGCTAGAGGATAGACCATGCTTACCTTGCTTTTGCTGGCCGCAACGGCGAACGACGGGAAGGCGGATTGGGGCGCCTACAAAAGCGCAGCTCCAAAGCCGGTTGTTGCTTACCGAAATACTTCACCGGCCGCGCCCGCGCCCGCTGCCGAAACCGCTCTTAAATGGGCCGGCGCTGAGGACGGTAATCTTTCCCAGCGAAGGGAAGACCCTCCCGTACCAACGCACCCCATTGCGAACCCTCCGGCAGCCCCAGCGCTACCGGCAGCCGGTCCCTGCAATCCCTGCGGACCTCCCCCGTGTACCTATACCGTGACGTGCTACCGCGCGGTATGTAAACCCGTCACGGTTCAAAGGCAGGTGACACGTTACGTCCCTGTGACGACGACGGAGGCTTGCACGGAATATCAGACTAGCTACGAGCCGTACACGCAGACGTACACTTGTGCGCCGGCTTGCGCGCCTTGCTCGTCCTCGTGGTCCTCATCGTGCTACGAGGAGAGCTACGGCTGCGAGAGACGCGGCCGACGCGGCCGACGTTGCCGCTAACCCCGGACCCCACCGCGCGTAACCTGCGCTATAGTGGTTAGTGGGGCGGCGCTGGCTGCCAATTTTGTTAGTTAAGAAAGGGCGCTAAAATGGCAGGTTTACTGATCGGGAACGAATACGGGGTTTCCCGCGCGATGGTTGTAGCCGCGCTTACTCAAGCGTCGGTAAATTGGATTCTGGAGAAAACGACCAATGGGACCGTAACGGAAGGGGACTACGAAGCGGCCGTAGATCAAAATATTATTTGGGCTGCCAACTATATCGACGCTCAGATCGCACAGACGTATGACCCGTTGGTAGTTCGGGGGCAGGCGCCCTCGCGGCTGCGGGACCTCGTATTAGATATTGCAACCTATCTTGCGGCTGGATATGGGAACGAATACGTAGCTCCGGAGTCCCCGCTAGCTGTTCGATTCGGCTACGCGATGAAGGAAGCTAAGATTTACAATACTACGAGGATACCGGGGTTTCATGAGCCGGTCGGGATCAATACCGGGGACTTCATCCAGCGATTCCCCGTCCAGGTTGGTTCGATGCGAGTCGGCAATCACCGGAAATTTCAAAAGCATCGCAGACCGTACGGATACTAGCCAATGGCGAACCTTTTCGATTATCAAGCTTTTAATTCGGGCTACCAAGCTCTTTGGGACAGCCTAGACAATTTTACTCCGGCCGGGGACTCCATAATCTTGGGACAGCAATTCAAACGACGCTACCGCTTCGACTCTCTGACCGCCCCGGCTAACGATTCGCTTCCCAAGCCTCTAGATAAGATTATGCCGAACGCGCAGGGTCAGCTTCCGGCGCTAGCCATAACCAACCTTGGAATTCCAGCGCAATGGATTGCCAACCAGCAAGTAGAGTGGACGTACAGAGTTAAGATTACAATTTGGACTTACGGATGGGACCACAGCTATCCCAACATGCTTTTACTGAAGGTTTTACACTCGTTCTTTCAGGCTAAGAAAACCGCTGCACTAACTTACGTTAAAGCGGCGACCGGCTACATTCCATTTGATATTGGGGATGTAGTTTTCGCGCAGCTGCGCATGGGCGATAAGGTAGGGGAAGGCCCCATGATGCTACAGTCAGAGCTTCCGATTGCGCTTCGAATTACGATGAACCCATTGGCTTTGTAAAGGAGGGCGAAAATGCCACCGAATGAATACGGTTTTGTAGGCGCCCCGTCGTACGCGATGGTTGCGGACGAAGCAACGCTAGGAGCGCTCCCCTCGACCCCGCTCTTTTACTACTTCCCCGTAGATCAGTACGGGGTGAAGCAGGTGAACGACGTCCGACAGGCGCGGCCGTTTTCGGGTATCTTCGGCGAGCGTCATAGCTCATTCTGGCGCGGACAGCCGAAAGGCAACATTAACGCGGCGCTCTACGGCGTTCAGGATGCGACGCACATTTCGTTGATGCAACGCCTTTTCGATTGGGGTTTCGCTCCGAGCTCGGGGCCGACCGCGTACACTCTTCCCAGCAAGACGATTCAATGGGCGGAGGGTCCGGGAATGGCCGACAAGTCGCACAGCGGATGCCGTTGTAATCAGATAACAATTTCCGGCGACGAAAACAACGCGATGGTAAATTCGGTGATAGACGTACTTGGAATCACCGAAACCAGCATAGCGCCTGGAACCATCCCTGTTCTGCCGGTGAACTGGAATAAGCTTTACCAAGCTGAAATCGGGGATATGTCGATTCAGATTGACTCCACCCAAGTCGATTGGAGCTCGTGGCAGCTTGCGCAAAACAATCAAGTTATTACGAAGTACCTAGGTCAGAAATCCCCGAAGATGCTGCCTAGGACGTCGCGACAAATTACATTTCAGATCAAGCCGCCCAAACAATCCAACACTTGGGACGTTGAGTGGAATACCTTTACTGTCGCGGAGCATACCTTAACCATCACGATAAAAGCCCTTCACAACGGTACGGGGGTTTCGGGAACGTTCACCCAAGCCGTGATTACCTGTCCCCGGATCAAGCTGGAGCTCGTAGACGAGGATATTAAATTTGAGGATTTGGGATTTTCCCCGCTTACGTTTCGAATCCTCAAACCCGACTCGGCTACGGACAGCTTAGCTATTGCCTACTCCAATGTTTAAGTTCTCTGTTTACTTTCCCGAGCAAGAGGTTCTACACGCGATTGGAGACGCGGAAAGATCGGTAAACGAGGCTATCCCGTCCCTCGTGAAAGCAATTGGGATTTACTTGCTGGGAAAGATTCAAATTAACTACAAGCAGATGGCGCGCGGCGGCGCCGGGGCGGACGGAACCTCGTGGCGCCCGCTTGCTCCGTCAACGCTCAAACGAAAGGGAGGGCGGTCGGAAATCGGAGTCGATACCGGGTTGCAGCTAGCCAGCGCTAGCCCCGGCTTCCTTGGATCGGACGGACGTGGAGGAAACATATTCGAAGTTAGCGGAGACGTGCTAGTAATCGGCTTCGGCCGAAACTACAGCCGCTACTTCGATGAAGCGCGGCCGCTCATTCCCGAGCAACTGCCGCAAGCTTGGGTTGATGAAATTGACGGCATGGTTAACCAAACCATCGGCCGCGTAACGCGAGGTTTGTTCGACGCGTGAAGAAAGGCGCTAGGAAATGATTAGGTATCCAGGATCGAAGCAGCCGGTTACAAAATGGTTAGGGATCGAAACTCCGGACGGGTCTATCCGGATTCAAATTCGGGGAATGACGACCGGCGAGCGCATTTCCGATTGGGCCGCGTCGTTCGCGGAGCAGACGGCCGGGTTGCGACAACACTATAGCGACGTCCATAAGCTCCAAGAGGACGTCTTAAAGCGCGGCTTTGAGCAGGTTGTAAATTGGGCTGCGGTTGAAGACGAAAACGGCGGCGCGGTTATCTTTTCCCAGCAAGCGCTGGCGGGCTTCCTGGAAATGTTTCCTAGTTTCTTTGCGCCTATTTGGAAAGCTGTAATGGACTTCAACACGGAACGGAGCGCCGGGGCTTCCTTGGGAAAATCCGTGAGTTCGCCAAACGGCGCTTCGGCAACCTCCGAAAGTGGGACGAGCGAACCGATCTTGGAGAATGCGAATACTACTACCGTTGTTGGGTCCGCCTAAAGGGTCTAGCTGTTTTGTCAAAGGGGATCGGCGTCTCGGTCGAAACCTTGCTGACTTGGGACGACGACGTAACCGCAGCTTTCGCGGAAATCGAGCTGCTACATTTGCAACGGGAGTCCGGCAATGGCAACAACCTTTAGGGCGAAGTTGGAAAACCAGACCGCCGCGACGTGGCAACAACTTCGCGAGGAGGCCAAGCGGACCGGGGCGGAGATTTCAGCCAGCAACGAAAAGGTTGCCGCTAGCTACCAAAACGCGGCAAGATCCGCCGCGAGCTTCCAACAGCAAGCCCGTCAAGGGGGTCAGCCGACCCCCCAGCAAGCGCCGGGAGGTCCGGGCGCCCAAACAGGCGCGGGCGCGGCCGGAGCGGCCGTATCGCCTCCCAAGCCGGCCGCGCCCGCCCCGGCGCCCGCTCCGGCTGCGGACGAAAAGCAAAAGGGGATATTCCAGCAAGCTTTGGCAATGGACAAAAGTGAATTGGCGGTTAGGAAATTTGAAAAGGCGGTAGGTCATATGTCCGGGGTTCTAGGAGACTCCAACTTACATTTGATAAGCCAATTTGCACAGTTCGGCAAAGTCGGCATCGCAGCCGGAGCGGTTGCGGCCACGGTTGCTTCCGTCGCGGTCGCTACCGATCATCTAACGCATTCCGACACGGAAGCCGCCAAGCGTACGGAAGACTGGAATGCGCTTTTGGCCGAACACGGCGAGAGCTTCAAGGGCTTGGAGGAACGCTACGGAACCGCGACCGTCGCGAGCGTAAAGTGGTTGAATGCACAAAAGCAATGGGCTTCATCTTCGAAAGATGAGTTTTCGACTCTAGTGGCTACGAACCAAGCGCGTGCGACAGCTATTAAATACTCCGAGCAATTGAACGCGGCGGCGCGCGAAAGATCGGCCATAGCCGGACAGGCGCAGGAAGCGTCCAGGGTTGCAGGAGTAACGAGGGAAAATGCTAAACAGATAGAGCTTCTTACCGGGGTTGTAAATTTGGATAAAGAGGAAGCTGAGCTTTTAGTTAAGATTAAGAGCTTGGAGGAAACGGCTAATAACACAATGGCGGACCATAAAGCCGCGAAACAGGAACAGCTACGACTAACGGAATTGCAGGGTATGATTCAAGCCAAGATGGCGGAGTCGGATAACAACCTCCGACAAATTGACAAAGATCGGGTCAGCGCTAATGCGGAGGTCGCGCTATGGATGGATGTAGAAGGTAAGAGCGGAGTAGAGCTTATGCAAACGATGAAGCAAGAGGAATCGCTTGCGAGACAGCTTGCTTTGACCCATCAGCTAACTGGACAAAAGGCTAACGAGCTTTTGGAGCGTCAGAAAACATTTAGGGCTAATATAAACGAATCCATCAAAGGAACTATCGACTTGGAGAAAGACGTAACTAAGGAAGCTGCCAAGACGGATGCGCAGTACAACGCACAAAATCTAAGCATGGAAGACGCGCAAGCTAAGCTTACTTATATGGTTGCGCAGATGAAAACGCTAGCGACTCACGGCGCCCTCAGTAAGTCACAATTTGAGGATATGTCGCTAGTGATACAGGCGCTAAGCGCGCAAATAGCCGGTTGGAGGGAACAGCAATTAAGTCAAGCTAAGGAAGCGTACGAAACCGCCAAAGCGTACGGAGACGCGATGCGAGAGAGCGGACAGGCGAGCTCGACAGAATTGCAGAAACAAGCTGAGAAGGAAAAGAAACTTTGGGACGCTCGTACTGATGCAATTTCTAAATCTAAAGAGGCTGAAAGCCAAGCGGATAAGGACCGGCAGAAAGCAATGGAAAACCAAATGGAGGCTAGGAAGAAATTGGCCGATATAGCAGCCGCCGAAAAGAAAGAACGCGTCGGAGGTCTCACGGCTGCGATCATGGCCGAAGGGGGGTCGGTAGCGGCGGCTGGAGCGGCTGCCGGAGGTCCGCAGGGGGGCGGAGGTCCAACGGGTCCGCAATGGCTACAGGATGCGATTAACCGCCGCGCGGAGCACGCGGCCGGGGCGGCTGCTCGCGCATGGGGAGTCCGGGGCGGATTAGGAGGTATCGGCGGCTTGGAAACGGTCGGAGACGAGTTCGGCAATCTAGCGGGCGGTGGACCTCCGAGCGGGACCCTGCAAGATCGATTGCGCGCCGGAATGCAAGACCCCGATGCGCTGCGGCGCCAGATGTTGGAGAATCGCAGAAAACAATTAGACCGCGACCAGACGCTAGCCCTTCGCAAGGCCAGAGAAGCGCGGGAGAGCGGAGACATAACGGCCGCGAGGTCGGACGAGGACGTCAGAAAAGAATTTGCCGAAAAGCGTCGCAAGCTTCCCTACGAGCTCCGCCGCGACGCGGAGCAAGGAACCCTGCGACCGAATGAGCAACGACAAGCGGAGCAGGATATCGGGAATCGAATCGTCGATACGCTGACCAAAACAAATAAGCTTGGCAACGATCAAATTTCAAGCTTAAAGGATACCGTGACTCAGCTCGCGAAAATAGATACCGACCTAACCCAAAACGCGGCGGATATAGCTTGGATTAAAGCACAGCTAGACAATATAGCCAACAACGGCCAAAAGCGTCGGGCTATGATGAATGCGGGAGCGCGGCCGTAATGTTGCACTTCGCACTACAGCCGGGAGGGGTCGGACCGTTTACCGAGTTCGACCCAACTGTAGACAGCTACCTCATCGACGATGTAGTTTTACATCGAGGGTACAACACTCCGGCGATGCTGACGTTCACCTGCACGCGCCCCGAGCAAGAGATGACTTTCCATTTTGGCGACGGAATTATATTTTGGGACGACGCGATAGGTTACACTTTGGCCGCTCCGCAATTTCGCGGGTTTGTAGAGTCGGTCAGCCCCCAGGGAGACCAGCCGCACGGGGTTGCGATTATAGCTTACGATTGTACGCGTGCGTCGGCTATTTACGTCTACGCGATGAATGTCCCCTATCAAAGAACGAGTCCGGGTTTGAAACCTTTCCCAGCAAGCAACGCCTATCCTCGCGTCGTTTTCAACGTGCACAATTATTCGGACGAGGACTACGCGTACAGCATCAATACGGACGACGCTTTAGCTGATATTATTCGGACCCTGTTTAATTATCAGCTGCTCCCTCTACAATGGTACGGCGCGGCGCCCGCGAGTCCTACTAATCCTTGGGTGGACGCAGATTTAGCGCCGCTGACTTTTCACCCCCAATACAAGATCGTTTGCGAATCTCAAACCTTTCGGCAAGCGTTAGATACCATTTTGAAAATGGACCCGCGATTTAAGTTCGTTTGGAATCCGCAGACCCAACAATGGAGGTTCATAAATATACACCAAGCCCCGCTTATCGACCTCTACACGAATAACAACGGGACGGACGGAAAACCCGTCATGCTCCGCGCGACCCTACTACGCTCTATCCAAAACCGCGCGACGGCGGTTAAGATCGTCGGCCCGGAGCGCCGGACGATGGGACAAGTTATGTGGAGCAACGGAACCTTAGTTGCAATCGATACCTACAGCGGACTGTCGGCTTGCGGGTCCGGGACCGGTGCGGGGATTGGCGGACATAGAGCTTTTCAAATCGTGGACCCAAGCAAGCGGCGAATAGCGCGGCTGCTTCCCGCTCCGATTTGGGCGCAGCTTTCGGATTTTGGATGGATACAGGTATCCATTCCAATTTTACAAGCTACCTATGCCGGAGACCTAGGACCTACGACGTACTGGAATTGTCAGCTAGACGTAAAGAATGGGATTGTTACCTCCCCTACAATCGTCGCGAAGTACGACGGAACGCTATCAACCTGCCAGTATACATTTCCTACAGACGTAATTTTCACCTATGCTTATTTGGATATTCCTTTCGTCGCGCGGTATCCCTCATCCGGGTACGCAGGTAACTGCCCCCTTCAAATCGAGCGCGAGATTTACGACGAAAGCTTAGCTATCGGCCGCGAGTATGGCAATCCGGTAACCTCCACCCAGCGTATTGCGCAGTTTACCGCACTAGCTCAAACGATTTGGGAAGATCAGAGCGATATAGCTTATACCGGCGTCATAACTTTAGAAGGAATCCAACCTTGGTTTATGTTTCTCAACTGCCGCGTCAACGTACATTGCATCGATCAAAACGGGGTTGAGATAACTAGCGATTTTGCTACGGCTGCAATTCCCGTGACCGAAGTAAACTACGACTATGGCGCGCAAACGACGCAGCTAACCTTGCTAGGCGACCTCTTGGAGCTGTTCGGGGAAGATGACAGTTTGCTGAAAGCTCGGCAAGGCATCGTCAACATGGCTCAAAAGATAACCCAAGTTTACGAAATGCGAATTACTCCGAACGGGAGTATAATTATGGACTTTACGAATAAGGTTACCTATTTTAACCCAGACCTCGTGAATATTGCAACCAACCTTCCCGAACCTCAGGGAATCGATACCTCTACGATTTTGGGAAGGCCGGGAGGCCCATCCTAATGGGGCTAGGACTCTACCAACAGCGGACGCCCTCGCAACGCTTGGACCAAGTGGAGCAACGCACTAGCGACCTCATGATACAAATAGAGCGGCTTTGGGATCATATGCAAAGCTTATCTTCGGAACTGGGCGGCGGCGCGGGCGGACCTCCTGTGAATCCTGATACCGGCAGCGGTACGGGAACCGGGACGGGAACCGGAACCGGAACCGGAACCGGAACCGGGACGGGAACGGGCGGCTGCGGCGGTTCGACTCCCTACGCTTGGCAATGGACGGGTTGTAATTGGAACGTGTATGGATCGAATCCGCCATTCGGCAACGTTCGAAATAATCCTCCGGATCGCTTGGGAACGTTCAACGGGGAGATAGCTTGCGTCGCGAGTCATGCGGACCACGGTTACTGTATTTATTTATGGACCGGAACGACTTGGGTTTTGAATAACTCCGCGTGTACAGTTGGCATTTGTCCCCCCGCACCCTCGTGGTCGGTTCCAGGGGGCTGCGGCAGCCCTTCGCAAACTTTGTATTGTTAGGAGCGCTGAAATGGGGCTAGGACTCTACCAAGGCCGAACGGCGGACCAACGGCTAAGCCAAGTGGAGCAGCGCGCTTCGGACGGCTTGGTACAAGTGGAAAGGCTTTGGGACCACGTACAAAGCTTATCTACTTCTCTAGGGGGCGGCGCCGGAGGCCCACCAGTTAACCCCGCTACAGGATCGGGAACCGGCAGCGGCACAGGAACGGGAACGGGAACGGGAACGGGAACGGGAACCGGAACCGGGACGGGCTGCGGGACGTGTACGTACCTATGGGATGCCGCAACCCCGGCTTGGCTTTTAATTTCTAACGATTGCGTTAGCGGCTGTACTTGCGGAGCGGCGCCGGGAACTCCGGGAGATTACGACGGACAGATAATAAGCGTAGCTTGTCATTCTTTTGCAGCCGGTTCGATGGTTTTGGATGGAAAAGGAAACCTCAGGCCGATTGAAGAATACACGGTAGGAGACCTCGTACTGAACTTCGACGGACGGGGGTTCCTGAAACAGGATGACATTATCGCGACCCACGAGCGGACGGCCGAAGTTTCTTTGGACCTAGGCGGCTTGCTCCGCGTCACGGGCGCCCATACCCTCTTGGACGTCAACGGGAACCCCATCACCGCACAGAATGTAAAACCTTGCGATTGTCACCTAGGACGCTGCGTCTGCGGATCGACGGTTTTGTTCGGCGGCTACGGCGAGGAATACCGCGCGCCCTACTCCCGGATTGTAAACGAAACTATAAAGGTTTACGATCTGACCACGAGGGTTCGGAAATCCTTCGTCGTCAACGGGATCAGGGTTTTAAGCCAATGAGAAACTACGCTGAATGCCCAATCCGTCGGCGCCTGTCGCCGGAGCTCGGAAGCTGCGCTTTGCTGGAAGAAATTTTAGGACCCTCCAACGGGGCTTGCACAATTGACACCTGTAGAGCTTGCTGCGTTCAATCTCCGGTCGGCCCTCCGGACATAACGCGACCGACTCCGGCCGTTGCGGTTATTCTTTCCCAGCGAATGGACCCAAAGAAAGTACCGCTTCATTTGCAAAACGCGATTAAGTTTGCAATTACGAAGGAAGCGTCCAACCCCTACGCGTGCATCAATCGCGGGGTCCTGCTCCGCCGCGACTCGGAGCGACCGCACTGTCCCAATTGCTCCACGTTCCAATGCCTCGCGGGACACGGGGAGATAAGGCCGGTCGATAATTGCGGAGAGCGCTGCACGGACTGGGACAAAGAGGACGCTTGGGAACCGGAGCGCGTAATAGTTGTTGACTGCGGACCCTACGGATTCGGCGACGCGATAGTCTTACTTTGGGTCGCCGAAGCGTACCGGGGGAGCTCGGAAATACAGTTTATATTTAAGTGCCATGGCGCGATGAAAGAGCTTATCGAACTCTTTCGACACCGCACAGCGCAGGTTTACCCCGACGCTGGCTATCCCCTGAACGTCGGCTACATCCAGGAATTGAACGATGCGGGACGCAACGGCCGGTTGGAGGTCCGCGCCGAAGCTTTGGGGTTGCCGAAGGAACGCTACGCGCGGCCGTCTCCCTGTCTCTCGCCGATAGACGTGCGCTGGGCGGAGGATGTAGTTTCGCTTTGCGGCGACAAACCTTTGATTCTACTTTTCCCTCAAACTAATTATATGCCTCGCCAATGGCCGGCGCCGTACTGGGTTGAGCTGGCATGGATGTTAAACGGACAGGGGTTCGCTCCCGTCGTCGTTTTAGGTCATCACGACGCTCGTTTTACGAATGTACCTTTCCACCGAATCGCGCAGCCGTGGAGTCACGTCGCCGCTTTGATGCAACGGGCGTCGCTTGTGATAGGGAACGACAGCGCTCCGGCTCACCTAGCTGGAACTCTGAACGTTCCTACCTTTGCTTTGTGCGGCCCGACTTATAAGAAGGTTTTCGAGTATATGCCGAGCGTCCAAGTGGTGACCGCTCCGCACGAGCTCCGGGGCTGCGTCGGCTGCCATTGGAAGCAGGATCGCGGTTACCGCGCGGCTTGCGATCAGGGTTGCATGGCTCTTTACGATGTAAGGGTTGAGCACGTCGCGCGTCTAGTGGAGGAACGGGTAAGATGCTTTGGCAAGAGATTAGAAATACGCTCTCCACCCATGCCGAAACCGGAGTTCACCCCCACGTAAGGGGAGAGCGGCCGGAGCTGTTCAAAGCTCTGGATGTAGAAGGTTCGACCGAACTCGATTACCTAGATTTGATTTGGGGGCTGGTTAGGTCGCGCAAGCCTTTTCTCTCCCTGGAAACCGGAACCTTTCACGGTTATGGAACGCTTGCGATAGCGTCGGCGTTAAAAGAAAATAATTACGGCCGCGTGGTCACGGTCGATACCCAAGACTGTCCGCTAGCTCGCGAGCTCGTGACTCGGTTCGGGCTAGTGGAGCAAGTCGAATTTGTAACTCAGCTGTCGCGGGATTACATAATTTGTCAGCCGGATGACAAAGTTTACAATTTTGCTTTTCTCGATTCGGACGTCTCGTGTCGCGCGGAGGAATTTTATTTACTGGATAGGTTCGGACATTTGGATAGCTATTCGGTTTGTGCTATCCACGACACCAGCCGAAAGCGGCTAGGGGTCGCGACCTCGTTTGAGTTTATGAAATTCCTGGACGCGCTTCGCGGAATTGAATTTCCTCTGGGCAGGGGTTTGGTGGTTTGGAGCGGAGGGATGGAATGAGAATCGCAATCTTTGGTGACCTCATCCTGGACGAGCATATCATCGGGGTGATGACGCAGCGCAAGGGCGCTAATTTCTTCCAAGTCGAAAGACGGCAGTTCAACGTCGGCGGCGCCGGCGCGGTCGCGAAGCAGCTGGCCGCATGGGGTCACGAGGTTATTCTACTCCCGTTCACGTCCACGGAAGCTCGGTTTCGGCTGATGGATTTAGCTCCGTTTTCAATTGTCTTTTCCCCAGCAAAGATTTCGCCTCCCCTACCGCATAAGAAAAGATATTGGGTTGGGAAGAAACTTGTATTCAGAGCGGATGAACCGGAGATAGGAAACTTTGCGCTGGAACCCCAGCGCATGCTAAGCTGCGCTCGCGAGTTTGAGCCGGACGTAATTGTTATCTCTGACTACGGAAAGGGTGCAGTAACATATAGTATATCTGACTTCGCAGCCCATTGTGGAAAGCCGGTTTACGCGGACATTGGATACAGACCGCTAGAACGGGGATTCTTTTACCAACAGTACAACGCTGTAGCTCAGCTTAGGGATTACGATTCTGAAGGAATGCTAGTGGAACTCATGGGCGCCAACGGGGGAGCGTATAAATCCCCTGATGGAAATTGGGAATCTTGGGAAGCGGTCCCCGTTCCGAAAGATAGCTTTATCGATGATTCCGGTTGCGGCGACACGTTCCTAGCGGCGATGATTCAAATGCAAACTACTTCCTCTTTGCTGGGGGAGAATATTCCCAAGGCTGCCGCTCTGGCCGCGCTTCAATGCGGATTCCTAGGAGTCCATACCTTTGCTAAAGAGGTACTGCGGTCGTTGGGCGGCGCTTAACGGCTGCTTCGACTGTCTCCACGGCGGACACGTCGCGCTGCTCCGCCTAGCCCGTTCCTTCGGCCCCGTCCTAGCTTTGATTAACTCCGACGAAAACGTAGCCCGTCGCAAGCCGGGGCGCCCAATCCAGCCGGCCGCAGACCGCGCCGCCGCCCTTCGACCTTACGCCGACCTCGTGTTGCCTTTCTCCAGCGAAGATCAGCTTTACGAGCTGCTAAGACTCGCGCGCCCCTACTGCTTGGTCAAGGGCGATGACTACAGAGGGAAAGAAATTACAGGACTAGAGTTCGCGAGGTTCGTCGTTTTCCTGCCTAGGGCTGACATTTCCACCAGCCTAATGCTAAGTCGCGGAATTATTTTCTAAAATCCATCGAAAATTAGTTTACATTTTCCGGACTATAGCGTACTATATATGTGTCGAACGCATGGGGCGGACGACAGGGAGAAAGCAAAATGAGCTTTCTAAACTATGTTTGGCGAATCTTCGGAACGTGGTGTCTCGGCTATGCGATTTGTTTCGCGGCGGCTGCTCTTTACGTTGGAACCGTAAAGGCTGTTAAGAAAACACCTGTAGCTAAACACTGGTTTCATCGCTAAAGCGGGGGGAGCGGCCGAAAGGCCGCTCTTTTCGTTTGTGGGGTTGGAAAATTATTTTCTAAAATTTCCAAATTCTAGTTGATATTTTCGGACGAGCGGCGTATTATATATATGTGGACGGGACGAAACGAAAGGGAACGAAAATGATGACGGCTTTGATTATCGTGGCTGCGGTCGCCGGAGCGATCGGTTTGACTATCTGCGGCGCCGTACTGATCCAAAAGCACGGTTTGGTCGGTTGGTTCGTGGCCGATCAAGTATTTACTGCGGCTGGAGAAATTCTCGTGGCTGCGTTTTCTTTGCTTGGCTAACCCCCTTGGAAGCTTGGGAGGGTTCGATTCCCTCCGGGGTTTTGTCGGGAGTCGCGACGTTAAACCGACCGCGCATGGAGAGCGTTAAACATCCGGACGCAGCTAGATGAGTCCTAAACGAGCTCTAGCAGGGTTTAGCCGCTTAACCTCACCTAAGCGCGTCGGACTAGCACGACGTAAACCAGCCTAGCGGGGCGACGCTGATGCGGTCGGGGCGGACTAGCAGACTGAGATACCCGTGCGAGTCGGGCGCCGCCAATGGGTTCATAAGGTTAGGAAAGGGTTTGCGATGAAGATGCTTACAGCGATAAAGCCGATTTGGGCGGGAAACAGGTTTACCATGCAAGTGGTAAACGATGCGGACGTCAGCCTAGCTTACGACGGCTGGTTGCTCTTTGAGGACGCCGCTTACGCGGCCGAAGGGATCAAGACGGGGAAGCTGATTCAATCGTGGTCGGATCGCAAGCGCGCCTTCATTCTGGAATGGCTTGCGTCTCAAATTGGAAAATAATTTCTGTTCGGCCTTGACCGTTCCCCTTGCCGGGGATAGATTATATTTAGTTACGCGGTTCATCCGGCAGGGGGTTTTCAATGCTGACGTGCATTCTGACGGTTTTGGCGGTCGTTTTCGTGGGTTCGGTCGTTGAAGCGGTTGTAGACCTCGCGAACCAATGGGTCGACGTTCAGGAATGAAAATGTACGGGTCCTTCCCGGTCGTCAACGGCCGGCTGCTTCACTTAGATTACATTTGTGGAACAAAGAAATTCGTTTGGGTTCACATTACGCGGACGGGTCAAAAGATTTACTGTCCGCTTCAGTTCGACAGCCGCGAGGAAGCGATGCAAGCTATCCGGACCGGCAAGGTTTCTTTCAGGGTTTAGAAAGGGTTTTCGCGATGCTGACGATGCAACAACTTCAGGACTGGGCGGCTAACCCCGCGTACGCGGACCTCCCGGTCTCGGTCGAATCAGAGGACGAGCTGCAACAATCCGGCTTTACCGTTTCCGAGCTTGCGGACGCAGCTCCGGCTTCGTTGACGAGGCTGGTGATGATTTACTACTCCGACCTTTCGGGACGGCATTTCGTTCCGGGAGTGCCAGAGGATGACGGCGCGGACGAACTGACTGGCGAATATGAGGTTCGCGACGGTATCTTTATTTTGAAGGGGTTGGACTCGCGCGGGGTCGGAACGCATCCCTTACCTTTGCTGACCGACGACGACGACGATTCGGTAATTTCCGAGATTCTCATTTGCTGCGATTCGGTCGAACACGGCTACCGGATCGTCGAACTTGAGGACGGTCGATTTGCGTTCATCTGGGGCAACGTCGCGTGCAAAGTCGGCGCGTGCTTGGGTGAGTACGCCACGGAAGCGCAAGGCGTGAAATTCTTTGGCAGCTATGGCGAAGCCGAAAACGCGTACCGCGAGTATGCTGATTCACTGGCCCGGTTCGAATCGCATGGCGTGGCTGAAATGTCGGCCAAAATTTCTTTCCCAGCAACGTCCGACGAAACGATTGAAGCGCTGCGAAAGTTTGCTAAGGAAAACGGCAGACAGTGGAGATATAAGCTTTGCGATGCGTGGACGCGCGGCGACGACCTAGGACAGCTCCTGCAAGCCGCCAGAAATACTATCGGCCCGCCGGGCTTGTACAAACTCAATTTTAAGTAACGTTTCGAACGGGAGGACCGTCGCTCCGGTCCGACCGCCCGCAACGTTGCGGCAAGGTTTTCTTTCTCAGCAAAGGGTCAAACGATGAAAACGGCGACGGTAAGGTTAATGAATCTCAGCGGGGTTACCGGCCCCGTTGGCACGATTGAATGCGGCGACACAATGGCTAGTTTGCAAAAGAACGCGCTGGCATGGTCCAAGGCGCAGATTAACCACCCCTGGGACGTCATCGTAGTAGAACCGAAAGACGGCGTTTGCTTTGCGCCTTTTGAAATAGAACTTGTTTAACGTCTCGCGGTTGCGGGCGCTCTCGCGAGCGCCCCATTCCCTGCGACGTTGCAGGATTGTTTCCAGGTAAAGGAGTGGTTCCGGTGGTTGAAACTCTTAAAGCTAAACTGTACCGCGAGTACATTGTTACCGTTGAGGCGAAAACCGAAGCTTTGAATCAACGCGACCGGCTTCGCTCCCAATTTAATGAGATTCGTTCTCAACTTGATGATGCTGAAAACAAAGCCGATGAAGCAATTGCTGCTTGCAATGAAGCTTATAACGACTTCTTTGGAAAAGCTTCCTAACGAAAGGACGAGCACAGTGATTTACGCCAAGCTTCGCAAGCACGGTTGGAAATGCGACGGAATCCATGTCATTGGCAATACGTGTTACGCGCTGTTCATTCATCTAGGTCGGGACGGTAGGACCTACCGTATTTGCGTGCATCCGGTTTCCTCGCGCTTCTTTTCTCTGTACCCTCGATTTCTGTAACGGCTAAACAATGGGGGTTAAGTGAACGTTTTCGACTGGATTGGGGTCCTCTTAATCGTCGCGGTCGTCGGACTGGTCGCGGCGACGGCTAAGCCGAAAGGAAGATAATGCTAACTGTAAAAGGATTCCGGGCGGCGCTTCGCGAGGTCGGTCCGGATGCTTGGGTCTACGTCGGCTACGATGTAGGGAACTTCCAGGTTTTGCAGGACCGAGAGCAGCCGAACATCTGCGCGTGGTCGGCTTGGTTGCTAGATCATTTGGAGGACGTTTCCGAAGCTTACGAGGTCCGCAGCTTTCGCTTTGGGGTAATGGCGGAGCTTTTCGCGCTGCCTCATTTCGCGGTAAAAGACCTAGATGAGATTTTCACCGTTGGGATTCGCGACGGAGCTCTTTACCTATATGCTGCTAACTAGCTGATATTTCGGACGCGGAGCAGCCCCCGGCTGCCGAGCGCCCGCAATTTCGCGGGGTTGGAGATTGGAGGAACGATGAGTTTGGAAAAGTCAATCTGCCGCATTTTCGTCGTCAAGTGTAGAAAGTGCGGTTGCGAAGATCGTTCGACGACCAGTCAGAAAGCCGTCGCCAGAATGGCTTTCGTCCGGTTTGGGTGGCGGACCGTCAACGGGCTGCCGTACTGTCCCGTCTGTGCTCCCTACATTGAAAGGAAGCGGAGCTCATGAAGAATACGAATCTAAAGGTAGTGGTTTCACACAAGTGCGCCCGCTGCAAAGCCAAGATCACGTTTACGGTCGGACAGCTTTCAAATCAAAACTACTCCCCGACGCTTTGGAGCTGGTGGACCTCGCGCGCTGGGGAGATACTACGCGGCAAAGGATGGGGCGGAGACGGGGTAATTCCCGGTCTATGCCCCGCGTGCTTCCAAGCTTTGGAATCGGAAGCGGCCGACGCGGCGAAAGCCGTGCAAGGGTCTTGATCCGGGGAGTCGGATCGGGTAAAGTTCATTTGTTCAGGTTTCCGGCAGAAAGGGCATCTAAGTGAACGAGAGCAGTTTTCGAAAGTTGAAAGTGCGAAGGGAAAGCGCTGAATTGTCAGACGCGGGAAAGGCTTGGATTTCCGAAAGGAAAGCCGCCAAAGAGGTAGCCGAAGCCGCCAGACCCTCAGACGAACTCCGCTGTTTGCGACAAATTCGCAATATGATGGGGTTCTTTACCGTCCTCGTGGTCATCCATCTAACCGTTACCATTCTCTTTTCAGGGGTCATGCGGTGATTCACGTTTGGGTACTTCACTTCGCTGTTGGGGAGGTCGGAGTCGAAATAGAGCGCAAGGTACGCAGCCCGAAGGGGGCTCAATACGACGTTGCCATTGGAGCGGCGAAAAGCCCTAGCCGAACGTTCGATGGGACCGAGCTGGTTGAGCTGGCTGCTTGGATCGCGGAATGCGCTGGAAGCTCCACGGGGTCTCCGGGGGAGAGGCTAGCCAACAGCTGCGCTATCCTCAGCATGGTTAGAATGTGTTTCGGCTAGGGTCTACCGTCCCGCGCCCCGCGAACCTCGCGGGGCGCCTAACGGTCTACCTTAGGAAGTTCGGAGTTTGGAGGGTCGAAAGTGAAGATTAAGAAGGTTGCGAAACGCAAGCGGGGTTCGCC